TTAACTGCGAAACGTCTTTACCTATTTGTCCGCTAGTTGGATTGTAGAACAAGTTAATTCTATCCTGGGCTTGTAACAAGTTGATAGATTTTTTATAATTTACTTGTACTTGTAAATTATTTGCTGGAGGATCTATAAAACTAATTTTACCATAGTATAATAATGTTTCTGGATCATAAGTATTTTCGTAATCATATTCACTATTCAAAACTAGTTCGCCATTAACTAATACTTCGACAGTGTTAGTTCTCATGTCCATTGGCCATTTCAATGTAAATTCTGTTTGCGAACCGGTAGCAGCAAATGTTTCTGATTCGTCTAGTTGTGTAATAAAGAAGTTTCCTGATACTCTATCAAACTTGATAATAGTATGCATGTTTCTTACTTTACTATCTCCTAGTACCGCAGTAAGCCTTGCGTCTCTGCCGCCTTCTCTTAGTGTACCATTAATTGTAATTTCAGGACTTGTGTAATAATTTCCACCTTGATTAATAACTTTTACACTTGAAATTTTACCGCCTGGGCCTAAGCTAACTTCTGCTGTTGCTTCTCCTTCAATATTGATTATCGGAGCAAACTCGTATCCTTCGCCTGGATCACTAATTTGTATATCAATAATTTTATATGAAGAATTTTCTAACCAGAATCTTTCTGGATAGTTAACAAATCTTTCGCCTTGACCTGTAAGTATGTTGTTTAACAATCTTACATTGTTTGTTTCAATAGTCTGTGTAATATTATCGTATTTTGGCGGACTATCAAAATCTGTTACAATACTAGAACTATTTTCTAAGTTATCGTAAGTTGACAAGTATTCTCTAATAGAAGATTTATATGGTTTAACTTCTTGAATATAATCTTCATAACTTTCAAGGCTATCATTTTTAAATGTAACCTTTTGCTCTAGGCTACCAACATTATGTTTTGCTTTAACAAAACTTGTTTTAAACGCCCAGTCAACATAACCTTGTTCTGAAAATACATAACGTAAACTTGCAAAGAATAATTTATTATATTCATCTGCTAAATCATTTACAAGAATATCTTCTTTTAATGCTTGCATGATGATTCTAATTTCTTCAACTGGTTGACTATCAAAGAACTGTGTATCAAATGTTTGAGTATCAAATCCTACTCTGCTGTCTTCTAGATTAAACAGATTTTCTGTAAACTGTAATGTTCCATTTTGTCTACCAATTGTTTTGTAATTAACTGTATAATCAGTAGTATCTTCATCATTAATTTTTTCTAAAAGGAGCCAACCTTCACCGCCAACATTTAAAATTTTAACAATGTCACCAAATTGATCTTCAAGACTTTCTAGCTCATAACTTTGTTCAATGACTCGATCAATTTCAGTAAATCTATTGTAGCCTTCCGCATACCAATCTACATATTTCCAATAACGAGTTACATCATAGGCTTGGCTGTTTACTCTTATCCAGCCACCAGTTGAGTCGTTTCTATTATACAACGACCATCTACCTCTGATTTGACTATCAGCAATAACTAGTGCAGCAAACGGTCTAACAATTATTGAAGTATCATCACCATAGTTGTTTCCATATTCTACAACGGTTGCTGTGTCAATGCCGCCTTGGGCATTAATAGTAAATTCAATTTCAGCACCCGAACCTGATCCTTCAATAGTATACGTTGGCGGAACTTTATAACCTCTACCGGCATTAGTAATTTCTACTCTAATAATTTTACCGTTTTCAACAACTGGGGTGATAACTGCTGTTTCTGCTCTAGCAACACCAATGAAATCTAAATCAATTTCTGTATCAACAGTAACATCAAAAAGTCCTGTAGTTGCACTAGGCTGTGGATCAACATCTAACAGTTTGGTTATATTCTTTTCTTCTTCGATTAAATTTTCTATTAGGACAGAATTAACTCTTTCTACTAGTTGTTTTAGTGCTTCTGTTCTGTTAATAAACCACCCTTGTCTAGGTTTATTTAATATACCAAAACGTTCTCTTGGTGATAAGTTAGGATCAGGAACAGGTCTTGATTGGCGATCATAACCTACTAAACTATCGATCCATTTGTTTTCAATTTCTATATACGGTGAGCTTGTACCTAATCCTTCAGTTAGTATCTGATACTGATTATGAATATTGCTATCAGGCTCACTAAATGTCCAATATTGAATATTTAGAACAACGTCAGTATCGTTCATTAGTTCTTTACAATTATGAAGTGCAAACTCGCCATTGCCAAAGAACGATGCAAAACTATAACCAGCACCTTTTGGATCTGCAATTAAAGATGCAACAGTTTGCACACTCATTGATCTGCCTTCAACGCTAGGTATGTTAGTTTTATCTTTGACCCAGAAGTAAAATAGTTTATTAAATTTTTGTGCTACTTCGTCATAAACTCGCTTTTCAACATATGCAGCATCTCCATGTAAAGTAGTTCCTGTAATTCCATTTATTTCGCCTTCAGGTTGACTAGATAACGTATCCCAAACACTAGGCAATACTTTGCTTTCTACCCATTCATAAACATCAATCGAGCCGCCAGGTACAACTCTGTTATTATTATTTGTTTTATAAATTATATTACCCTGTCTAATGTCAAAAAACTTAGCAGAGTTTAAATCCCACCAAACTTGGCCTACTTGTTGTTCTCCCCAATTTCCAAGTTCGTTAATTCTTGCAGTAGTACTATTTCCTCTATTATAGATTGCAGGATCAAACATTGTTTTATAGCGAATTTCTTGATCTGCAGGACCAGCAATTTTACCTTGCATAACATCAATATAATCTAGATTTTGTATAATAACATTTTTTTCTTTATTATAAAGCATTATACGTTTAATTTTAGACAAATCTACAGGAAGCTCTGGTTGTCTATGTGTTGACCATACTGGTTTAGTAGGATCTCTTCTATAATCAAGTACTAATCCTTCTTTACCGTCGCTATTAACATACTTAGGCAATGACATATAGATATGATTACCTTTAGCAGTAATGTTTCTTCCAAAGAATCTTGCGCCACTATTATTAAAATCTAATGTTTGGCCAAATACTAATGTTTCATTTATTCTTTCATAAACATATACAACTCCGTTGTTTGCAATTTCATTTTTAAATGTTGTAAATTTATTATCAAATGTTGTTTGTTCAACGATTTCACTATCAGTATCTAGAATATACTTCTTGCCTGGTTCGTTACTGCCAGGGAATAATCTATCTCTGTAACCATCAAATAATGTAATATCATCGCTGTTTGCATTAAAGGCACTAGCAAATAGTGTATTTCCATCAAAATCTAATTCTGCACCAAACTCTTCTCCTCTTACAGGAGCAGTGCTTAGTAATGTTTGCGAAAGTTCAAACTGTCCATTAACTTGTTTGTAAATGTAAATCTTACCAGATTCTTCTACAGTAGTATCTCCATTAGGTGCGCCGACGGCAATTAGTTTTCCATCTTGGCTAATACTAACTGTTGCTCCAAATTCGCTGTTTATGTCATCAGCAAGAATTTCTTGCGACTTTTGATAGTTGTCATTTTGATTTCTATAAACAATTACTCTGTTTGGCTCTCCGTCGTATCTTGCAACTACTACTAATACTTCTCCATTATCTGTTACATCAAATGCTTGTCCAAATTCAACTAAATTATCCATTGAAATTTGTAATGAACTATCGTTACCTGCAACATATTGTGTATCATTAGGCACATATCCTAAGAAATCTACGCTGCGGATATTATCATTTGTTGACACTTCCCAATCAAGTATGTTAAACTGTGCTGAAGGATCATCGGGATTATCAGTATTGCCTTGAATATTTGTTTTAGCAGTATAAAATTCTCCATCTAAGAAAACAATATCACCTACATAATAATTTCTTTCAGGTGAAAATTCTCCTTTAAACCTTTTATCTTTAGCAAGTTCCCAATTATAATTAACACCTTCTTCATCTGTACCATTGTTAACAAAATATATTCTACCAGGATTTGAAGAAGTTCCATTTCCTCTGCATCCAATAAATGCTTTATACAAATCCCCACGTTTTGCTATTTTTATTTTGTTACCAATGCCAAGGCCATCTATAAGATCAGGTACAATAAATGTTCCTACACTTGTAAATGTAGAGATATTTTCTCTTGCATAAACTGTATACATTCCAGAATTTGTAAATCCATTTGATACACCATCACCTGCGGCAGGAATTCTAAAAACTTCTCGCCAGTCAAAGTTTGTTTGATCTGGAATATTAGGATTAGTAGGAAGACCTAATATTTCAAAGTCTTTATAAATTATATATTCTGCATCTTTAATTGTATCTGTATTTGGTACAGGTTCTATTACACCAGGAAGTTGGAATACACATAGCTTACCAATGCCAATATCGTCTTGTCCTAGAGATGTTTCTTTAATGTCACCTAGTGTTCTTGTTACAGAAAATATTGGACTCGGATCATTTGGATCTCCTAAGAATTCAATATCAGCACTTGCACCGTGATTAGTGCCTAAAGACCAATTGCCTACTTTGCTGCTTACAAAAATAGTTGCATTAATACCATTCCTTTGATAAAATTCTACTTTTGCAGTTGCACCAGTTACACGATCTCGAACAAATTGTCCAACTCTTGGTTCAAATGGTCTACCAAAATCGTCTGTTTCTTCTAATTCAAAATCAATGTACCCGTCCCAAAGTCCGACAAGATTGTGTTTTTTGTTTACGTTAATATATGATAACCCTATTTCTGTAATATCTACAAACGAACCATCTATAAAACTTGGTAATCTATAAACTTCAACACCAATAGTATCGCCAATTTCTAAATTATCAGTCAAGCTCTTAGGAGCTCTCATAACAAATAAATCACTTAGTATAGGATCTAGTTCTCCGTTAGCGCCTGGCGAACCTTGATACGATAGTGTTCTAATATAAGAGTGATCACTATTAGCACCACTAAAGATATCATTATTAGCATAATCAATTACATTACCGCCAGCTGCACCTGGATCTGCTTTACCATTCGGAATTACATTGTATACTGCTAACGCACGACCTTCGTCATCGTTATTTGTTGTAGGCAAATAAGTGCCATTAGTATTAAACCACCAGTATCCACCAAGGTCGTCGCTAGTATCTACTTCTTCTTCAACAGGAGCAACTCTTTGGAATTCGCCAACAAACTCACCTGTTTCTAAGAACAACGATCCTGATACTGGCCATTTACCAACAGAACCTTTAACATATATTGTAGTTCTACCTTCGTCAGTATAAGAATACGCTACATAACCACTAGCGCCAATAGTGTCAACTTGTAATTCATTTCCTGGGATTGTGCTTACACTATTGACGTAAAGAACAGCATCAACTTTTTCAACAATAGTTAGGCCGCTTTCTAAATATTCTTCATCAATATTATCATATTCACCATTAAACGGTTGTCTTGGAGTAGTAGGTGCTTCTTGGTTTGCACTTGTTGTTAGATACCAATCTAAGAAAACAGTGTCACCTGGGCCTGTTGCAATATAAGCATCGGCAGGTGCTCTTACAAGAATATGATCAGTTTCGTCTTGTGCATCTGTAAATGGATAATTACCTGTTAATAAATTATTAAAAGTTATTTCTGCTTGTGTAATATTGTTGCCTTGAAGTACTTCAATAATAGATCCAAAGCTACCAAAAGGTTGACTATCTCTAGCACCATCGATATCAACTACTGCTTCCCATAAGCTGTCGCTAAAACGAATAATTTCTGCATTTTCATAATCAGCTCTAGGATCATAATTTCCTTTAAATTTACTTTTTACATTACTTGCGTCTGGCGAACCTGCAATTATAAATTTTCCGTCTGAACTAACTGCTACACCTTCGCCAAATGAAATTCCGCCATCTGATAAATTTTCAGGTGGTTCAATAATTTGTGTAAATTGGAAGTTTTGATTATTGCCACCTCTAGTATACATAAAGATTTTGCCGTTACCGTCAGCAGTTGGTGACGCCAGTGCCATAGTAACATTTCTTCCATCTACTGCAAGAGATTGTCCAAAATTGTTGTTAACACCGGTATCTTCTGCAGGTATTTTTTGTAGCAAATTAAATGATTGTGAATTTTTTAATACTCTCCATTTATTTGTATCATCTTGATCAATCCATATAAGTGTATCTTTCTCAATGCCTCGTTGTGCTAATTTGTTTGCTTCTTTATAATCAAATACTCGAACTGGTTGGAATTTAGTTACTATACCATTACACGCATTAATATCTTCAATAACGTCATTAGTTTCAATTACTATTTTGTTTAATGTAACATCCAACACTTTAAAAAACCCTTCAACAGGTTCAGTAGATTGTATCGAAATAGGATATGTACTATCAGCTGTTTCTCTATCAGTTACTATTAAATCATATAACCCAATAACATCGCCTACTTTAATTTCGTCTCCTGGTGCGTTATCTAATGTTACAATAAATTGATTTTTATCATCTGCGCCAATACTAACTGCATTAGCATTACCTTCAACTGATAATACTTTTCGATCAATTACATTATGTTGATATACATTCCAAGATTGGTCTTCAGTGCTTATCCATACATAGCTTTTATTTTTAATATCATTAAAATTTTGATCAAGTAATTCATAATAAGAACCTAATGCAAGAGCGATATCATCTAAATGTACAAATCCTGCTGTTCTTGTAAATTGTGGCAATATATCAGTTCTTGGCAAAAAGTCATTAGTATATCCTTTTGGCTTTCTAAACACTTCAAAATCTTTAATTCTATAAACTAAATCTGCTTCTGTAGACTCTTGATTTGTTAGTGCTATAGGCTGAGGTTCAGCTCTATATTTTACTTCGTCTAGAGCTAGTTCTACTTCGTTAAAACCTTCGGCTGCTCCGTACTGTGCTTGTTTAACTGCCCATTCTTCGTAGAACTCAAGACTTTCTTTGTCAGCACTGCTGAGTACATCAAATAGTTTGTCAAGACTATTACGTGTTCCTTTATCCTGGATCATTCCTTGATAAAACTTATATTGGCTTACTTCGTCATTTATAATATTTTCTAAATATTGTCTTTTTTGATATCCGATTAGATGTTGAGCAAGTTGCTGTTGAGTAACATCAAAGTTGTCTGTATCTAAGCTATAAAAATCTGCAAACTGATTAACCTTATATTCAAAGTTAGACGTCATAGAAGATACTGGTTTTTCAGAAAGTCTAGTCCATTCATCGCTTTTAAATGTTTCGTCACCTAAAACTTTTACTTTAGAAGTATAATAAAATTCTTTATATTTTATAAGTTCGCCAATGTCATAATCTGTCCATTGCTGCCATTCTTTAATTTTAGCTTCGTTGTATATAAATCCTGGAATATTTAAACTACCATCCCAGTCAGTTGTTTTATATCCTAATACTTTTATTCTTTCTTGTCTGTAACCTGTGCTAGGCTGATAGATAACATCACCAAAAACACTGGTGTTGTCTATAAGAACTACATGTTCTTTTTGTACAACAGGCAATTTAATAGCATACACTCCGTCTGCTGAGTTTCTAGGCTGAATTCTCATCTTATTAGGATCTGTTCTATTAATTCTTGTAAACTCGTCAGTTAGTTTTGTACCATCTGATTTTAATAAACTATATCCATAAAAGTTATCAAATATATTATCAACAACACTATATTCTGTTTCAAAATTTATTTCATCAGCAACTGGACTCAATGCAATAATTGCACCTGCTGCCCAATTCTGTGTTGACCAAAACATAAATTCTCTACAACTGTTTTTCCAGTCTGAGATAACTTCAGCTTCACCGTCAAAGTACTCAAATCTAAAACCTTCTGATTTTAGGAAACTTTGATAACCTAATAAAAAGTCTACAACTTCTTGTATTGTGTTTAATACTGATCCATAAGGAAGAAGTTCTACATTGTGTGTATCAAAGTTTTCTCTAAAGAAAGCCTCGCTACCTCCTGTTGTTGGTAGTTTTGGTATTTTAACATATTTGCTAGGATCAAACGTTGCTGATGATGTGTGTGTTTGAAGTACTTTAAAGAAAGTTCCTTGGAACTCAACATTTTTACCTTCAATATAAGTTTGTAAAGGCTCCCATTCTGTAAATGGTTCGCTAATGCCACCTACATTTACAAATACATCTTTTGATGTAGGCAGTGCCCTATGATATTTAAATACCGGAGTTTCTGAATTATAACCTCTAATAACAAATCCAAAAGTTTCCTTTTGTACAATTACTCCACTATAGTTTACAAGTTTTAATGCACTACTAGTGTTTAAAATAATATTGTAATTTTCTTCAGGAATAAACACATTTCCTTTGTTTAAAGGAGTTCTGCTATCGAGTATGAGTTTAAATTTAGACTTGTCAGTAAATCCACCTAATTTAAATCCAAGATAATTTTTTAGAGAATTTAATCGTCTACCGTAGTTTTTAAATGATGCAGTAACATTACTAGCCATGTAATTTGCAATATAATTTACCAACCCACTAGTAAGTATCTCGTTAGGATCTTGAGCAGTGTTTGGAAAAACAATATCGCTAGTTGTTATATGATCGCCAGTTTCGGTATATATTAACTGACCTAATTTATTTCTAACTTGTCGAGACCTATCAAACCCTGCAGAAAGTATCTGTGAAGGATTATTAGTTAACCAACTTGTTAATATTGCAAAAGGATAATCTGAACTTCTTCTCCAGGCACTTTCTACTGGAGCGTTGTCGCCAAAACTAAAAGGTTGGTTAATCCCTGTACTATCATAACTTACAGGTAAATTAGCATTTGAAGGACTTAGTAAATTACCTTCTATATCAACTGGTAAGTATTGATATATTCCAGGGCGGGCATACTTTTTATTAATAATAAAAGGCTTGTTTGGCTCTCTGATTATGCCTTTTTCGATATCTTCCCATAATAGTCTATTTTCACTTGTGTAAGGTGCAGGACCATATTGTTCATCCCACCAAGTTGGTTTAATTGTAAATCCAAGCATTTCCCAAGGATGTGTATGCGGACGATCGGTATCATACATATTAATGTAAGCACCTCTCCACCAACCAGGTAGTTTTTGTCCATTTGGACCTCTCATGCCTTTATAGTTAAAACTAAAAGAGTCTAGTCTATTAAAATATTTGTGTTCTGTATAATCTTCGTCAACTAGTGTTAGCCATTGAACAAAGTCTGTAATCATTGGAGAATAAATTTCTTCTCTTGAAAAACCTGTATCTCTATAATTACCGCTTACATAGTTGTTTATATCTAATACATTAGGATCGTATTTTACTTTTATATTATTAAATATTCTACGTTCTAAATCTAAAATTAAATTGTCTCTAAAATCTCCGTATGCTCTAATAATACTTCCGTCATGACCTTGAAGCATAAGTGGAGAATTAGGATACGAATTATCATAATATAGCACTGGCTCATATAAAGGATATAAACCTAACTTAGTTGGAGTTGGTGGAATATATGACCCGTTTGTAGTTTCATACTCGTTAATTTCTATTATATCATTAAATTCTTTTTTGGCAGTAATTTCTAAGTAACCGTCGTCGTTAAAAACATAATCTTTGTTATGTAACAATTGATCACCGTTAATATAAACTGTTACTGATCTAGTGTTTAATGATTTTAAATTAAAAGGAGTAGTTAATGCAAAAAATTGTGCATCTGGATCTTCTACTGTAATTCTTGTTGTAATACTAGGCCCATGTGCTATCATATCACTAAAATAAAACGGCATAGTATTAGTCTTGTCTTTAGCAATTTCTCTTATAATAACATCAACGTGTTGTTTTGTTGGTCCTTCAAATCCTAAAGTTTCTGCAGTTTCTAAGAACAAACGTTTAAATTTACCGTATTCTTTTCTAGCAAAACGCATTGCATTAATAATATTACTTTCTCTGTCTAATAAACTAAACATTGATAAGTTTAACGGCGCACTATTTTTTATAAACTTTCTTCCAAACGCACTTTGATTTGAGATATCTCTAAGATTACTAGATCCTGGAAATGTTCCTATATAGCCAGGAATATTTTCTGCAATAGTTGATACATGTTCTGTTACTTCGCCTAATGTAAATTCTGCAACGTTTTCATTCAAAGGATTGCGTTCTAAATTGTGTGGAATTTCATAGTATCCATTTGAATTTTTTGGAGTAGCAGTATTCGAAAATATAACAATATTTGCATTGCTTTCGAGTGTTGTTAAAAATTTAACAACTTTAATTTTATCAGCTGTGTCGTCTAACTCATAGTCAACGCCTTCAGTTTGAATACGATCGTTAACAAAAACTTTTACTGTTAGATCTGAGATTAAAGCAGATTTGTCATAACAATTAATAGGATAGTTTATTCTTGTTCCGTCATTAACATAACGCAATATAACATCTTGTTTTGAAAGTACGTTTGATTTTTCATATCTTCCAACTGTTTTGTATTGATTTCTTTCATTAAACTTACGAAGATAACCTGCTTTAGATTTTAAAGCATATGTAATATCATTTATTTGATATTCGTATGAGTCATTGTTATAGTTAAATTCAAATAAAATATCACCTACGTTATCAATACTTCTATAAGATAACGGAAATCCTAGAACACTATCGTTAGTTCCTGTACCTTCTTTGTAACTAAAGATTTTAGTTCCTCTAAAGTTATTTGCAGGATACTGAACAAGATCTGAAAAACTATAACCGTTAGTATCAAATAAATCAAACAACGGTGGTTGGTTAGTACCTACTTTTTCTTGTGCTCTATTCCAGTTAGTACCATCGTAATACCAAAGAGAGCCTGAATAGTCTTCTCCTTTGGTTACAAGAACGTTCTCATTAGGTGAAGGTTCTGAATCTTCTGTAGGAACCAATGTAATTTGTCCTTGTACACCTGATCCTCTAAATTGTATAAATTTAACTTCAAAGATTTTACCTTGAACTAACGGATCGGTGTCTGCAAGGAAAATAATACGCATTCCTTCAGATAATTGTACGCTATCAATATTATAACCTAAACTACCTTCAATTGTACTAAAAGCATCTGTAGTAAAATCATCAATTAGATCAATTACTTGTTTTGACTTTGTACCAAAGTTATAAAGTTTTAATCCTGATTCAAATTCGATGATAGGTCTGTTAGCTCTTTGAGACTGATCAATTTGATCGTCTGATCCAAGAATGCTTGCTGATAATTCAATAACTTCTTTATGGAACCAGCGATTATAACGTGACCAAAAGTTTCCATCAGGACTTGCACGATTAATTGTAATATAATCTTTATCTTTAGGATAACCAGTTGCTACCCCAAACGGTAATCTGTCAAACCCTTCTTCGTTATCAAAAGGTACTACTAAATCAATACCAACTGGGAACGAAACTTCAACATCGATATCAGAAACTAATTTGATTTCTTCGCCGACGCCTTCAACATACCATTCTGAATTTTGATATATTGCAGGTGTTACATCACCAACAAAACGAACTTTTAAACCGTTAGTTAAACTCCAACCATCTTTTGTTTGATAATATTTTTTACCAATAATTTCAGCTTCAACATCAATCTCTGTTGCTTCTGATTGATTAGCAACTTTAATAATGCCGCCAACATTAATATCATTTTCTGCTACATAGAATATTTCTGAAGGTGTATCAGGACCTAGTGTTAATTCAATAATTCCCTGTTCTACTGACTGAGCACTAATATTGTTTGTAATTAAAAATTCTTCATCTAGTGTTCTAGCAGTTTTAAATGTAAGAGGCAATCCAGGGGTATTAACTTCAAATACATATTTTACACCTCTGTATAATTTTAACACTGGGTTATTGGTTAAACCGTCTGGAGTAAAGATATAACTATAATCTCCTAATGCTTCTTGTATATCAACTTTATATGTACTAGTAATTTCTTTTTCGTCGCCTGGAACAACTACAGTTTGCGGGCCATTTGGTAACCAGTAATATTCACGGAAGTTTGCAAATTTATCCCAGTCAATATGGGGGTTCCACGCATAAAATTCTTGTTTATTATTTCGACTATGGTTATTATTTTTTCCGCCAAAGTTAGCAATCTGATTTATATAGTCTCTGTACTCAGCGTAAAATTCAACATTATCTAAATCGTCTTTAACAATAGCAACAGGCTCTAGTTGATAATGTGATCGTTCTGCAGAAATTTCATCAACGTAGTTATCGCTGTTTTTATATGCTTTGGCAGTTTTTCTTCCAACATATCCATTAATTTTTTGTGCTACACCTGGTTGGATTAATTGGTCCAACGTCGACTGTAAAAACTTTTGGTTCTTATCAGATCTAAAATATTTTGGAAGATGATAAGAACTTGTTCTTTTATTTTTACCTTCAGCGGGTAATGGAAATTCGTTTTGATCTTCGTTAGCCATTAGAAGCTAATACCTCCGTTATTAGAACTGCCTGAAGCACTTCCACTAATTCCATTAGTAATATCTTGTGCTCCGCTTGTAACTGTAGTACTCTGTACACCTACATTTGGTGTAGTTGATTTTGATACAACTGCTCCTTGCGCTTTTAGCTTAGTTGCTGTAATTCCATCAATGATGTCAATATTATCAACTGTTGCTCCGCTAATAAAAATTTCATCTGATTCAGCTTTAATTTCGTATAGCGAACCAAACGACTGATCATCTTGTACAGGAACAATTATAAATGCTGCAATATCTGGTGTTAGCTTAGTCATTACATAGTTTGCAAGTTCGGAGAAATAAAATGTTTCTCCAAAGTCCCAATTTTCTAATGCAAAAAATTCAGTAATTGCATTGATAACTCTTGTTTTGACGTCATTGTCGTTAATAACTTTGTCTGGGTTTTTAACAATTTTAAATCTAGCTTGCAAGTCGTCGTTAGCCTCTTGTCCAAATAGTATCTTATACTTAACAGGATGATAGATAATTTCATCTGTAAGTGATTTAATTTTGTTTAATGAAGTACCATAGTCAATAAACAAAAGGTCCGAACTAGGCGGCAAAGGCTTTGGTCCTGATTTTTGTAGCAACCATTGTCTAAATTCATTATCATAGTTTCTTGTTAGCATATACATATCAATAAGATTACTTGCAGAAGGGTCAATTCGTGACGAACTTCCTGCTGCATGAATATATCTAAATTTAATATTATCTCTGCCTAATCTTGCTTTGTAATTAGTAGTTAATTTTAACTTTAATTCTGATGTGTCTAAGACTTCAAATATATCTTCATCAATGTAGTAGAATACCTGTCCATTATCATAGTTACTAAAGGGTAATATTTCTGATTTACTGTTTAGTACTATGACAGTTTGATTGATGTTGTTAAAATAGTTAAAATCTTCTACGTTGTCATCTGTTAGATACTTTTTAAATATAATATATTTAGATGTAGTATTTGTATTAGGAGATACAATTTCGTCAAACAAATCTGCATCGTCAACAATGCCATCTTCATCGTCATCATAATAACTAACTTCTAACTTCTTACTATCAATGTATCCTTCTGGATCTCTGTATGCATCAACAATTTCCCATTTGAAATCTTGTGTAAACGGTGTAGAATCTGCTGTAGGATCTTTAGGATTAATGTTTAAAACTGTAATAGTATCTTTAACAATTTTACCTGTTTTGTTATTAAAAATTTTATCATTATTGTCATAATAAAATCTAATTTCGTTATCGCTTTCAAAGACATAACGCATAGATCTATAAGTTACAGAATATGACTCTCCGTTTGTTTCAAATAATAATAACCAACTTGCATCTAGTTGTTGGTTAGTTGTATCACCAGTTTTACCTGTAGAAAACGCTTCACTAATTGATAAGTTATTTTCAGTTACTAGTTTCCAAGTTGCATCAATTTGATCAAATCTTAGTCCAAAAGTTTTATATGCAAAAATTTGATCAAATAATTGTTGTTTAACACCTGAGCCTAAATCATTAGCAAGCGGTGGTTTAACTTCTGCAAGTACTGCATTTGTAGGAATAGTTTCATTAACTAATACTGCGCCTAGGCCGTCTTCTCTTTCTTCAAATCCGGTGCCATTAATACTAATAACTTTAACCCATTTATAATAGGTATCTCCTACTATTCTTGCAGGACCTGATACTAAATTTCCGTTCTTGTCAAAATGATCTGTGCTTGTATCAGGATCACTAGGATTTTCTTTTGCTACATATCCCGGTGACACAAATTTAATAAGTGTGCCTTCTTTAACTAATCTTAGAATAGAACTTGTAAATGATCCTAGTGTTGAAGGAATTCCGTCAACGTTAGTAAAATATCCTGATGTAAATTCATTATCCTTAGTAGTTTGTTTCCATTTAATGTTTAGGTCTCTTGTAAGTATTCGTGGAAACTTATCAAAATAATAGTTTCTTACTTTTATATCTTGTAGTATAGGAACAACGACATTTTCAACTGCGCCTTCAACATCTGTTCTTGTAGTAAAAGTAAAGTTTCTAATTTTATCTTGATATTCTTTATACACAACACCGTCGTTGCCATATAGTGTTGTTTGACTATATTTTCCTGTAGCATCTACTAGATCAAAATATCTGCTAATACCACTACTTGTTCTATTAACACTTTTTACTTTTACAATCTGTTGATTAGTTCCTAGCGGAGCAACTTGATAGTCTTCTCCGGTTATCATTCTATTTTGTGTATAATAAGTGCTTGGAGCTTTTGATTTAATACTGTCTGTAGTTTCACTTATAGAACTATTATCAACAGTATATTTTAAACCATATACTAATGTAATAGTTTCTTCTCTACCTTTTTTAGAAAGATAAGGAATATTTACTGTAATATTTCTAAAGTCTTTAGGTCTTACAGTTACACGCTGATTTAGTCCTGTTCTATAGTATACTTTAAAATTACCTTTTGGAAGATCTCCAAAAACACCATCACTAAAGATTAAACTAATTCTGTCATCAACTCTAGTTAAAACACTGAATATGTTTCTTTGATTTTTCTGTACAGAATTATAAATGACATTATTGCCTTCTAAAGCTTCTACTTGTGTCCATAATTCTTGTTCATTTCCGATACTGTCTAATTCGTATAACCAAACATCGGTGTTATTAATATTTGGTGTTTCAATTGCAACTGTTTGATTGCTGCTCGGATTAGTAATTGAAAATGTACCTTGATCCAAAATGCCTTGACGGAAATGGCTAAAAAATCCTGTGTTGTTGCTTGACGGACCTTTACCATCTTCTCTATACAAAAATGCAAAATTGTTTCCTGGATATGGAGGTTCTTCTAAGATAGTATCAGTAATATCAGTTGACACTACTTCAAAACGTGTTGCGCGGCCATCAATAGTTTTAGTAAAACTAAAAGTTGGAACATTGGTATTAATGCTATTAAATCTGTACTGTTCAGTACTAATGCCAGCAATACTATCTTTTTTGTTTGGTTTGCCAAAGGTACCGTTTACAGGCAATGCTGTATTGATTACTTTAATAAATTGTTCGTACCAGTTAACGTTTGCAGGATCGTTCCATACAATAGTTTGGTTCTGTAAGTTAACGCCGTTACTATCAATAATTTCTTCTGAAGTTCTTATGCTGTCAATTTTTAATAGTCCGTTTGCAACTTGATTACGCTTTGGATTGTAAGAAAGTAGTCGTGCTAAACGTAGTACCGATTCTCTACGTTCAGCAAGTTCTAAATAGTTTTCACGTGCGTTTAGGTCAATACGGAAGCTGATATTTTGTCCGAGGAAAGCAATAAGATCAATTAGTGCAAGATATTCACTAGACTCTACATAATCGTTAAAATCTTCAGGATAATTTTCCCTTAGATATTGAATCATTGTTCGACGTAAATTGTCGAAATCGTAACTTTGAAAGTCTGCATTACGGAATGATTGGTAAACACGTTTCCAATCTTCAGTCTGCAATAATCTATTTTGTCTATCTGTAGAGGACATCGGCTATTCCTTGTTTATACAATAATATTTAGCAGATATTAAAAAGTGCGTATATTATTGTAGGAAGCCTGCTTCTTCGTCAAATTTGAACTGAAGCTTCTCTACAATGCTATATGGAAGGTATGCTAATTCACATTCAATAAGTATACCACTTTCGTATGAATCAACAGTTATTTGATTAACTTGAACTCTTGGATCATAGTTAACGATTCTTGAAACATTGCTTATAATTGCGTTTCTTGCATCGTCTGTTAAAGGTTCAAAAAGTATGTCCCAAATAATAGTTCCAAATTCAGGATCACTTAGTTTTTCACCCTGACGAATATGGAAATGATTGATAATGTCTTGCTTTATTAGAGCAATATCATACAATACGTGTGAGCTTGTGTTTTCGTCAACCGTACTGAATCCTTTGTATGTAGGACCTGTATCCGCAATCTTATCATACGCTGTGTTAGCTTTAACTTTAATTTCTTGATAAAGACTTTTTTCTAAACTGCTCATAACGTATTTACCTTAGGTTGGTTTCTTGAATGTGTCCGGAATTGTAGGAAACGGCGGCTCTGGTAATTCATCAGTAGTGCCATTCAACAATAAACCTTGTCTACCTTCTTCACCATCCGGTGCTTTAGCTGCTGTTTCTTCTGGAACAAAGTTTTTAGGATCAAGATGTTCGTGATCTGGCCATGGTTCGTGATGAGGAATACGTACAGGAACACTTGCTACTCCTGCTTCTTCTGCTGCGCCGTCCGAACTGTTCATGTAGATCTTACCGTCAGTAGTTTCTCTATGATCGCCTCCGGCATAGATGTTTGTATTGCCGTCTGCTTTTAATTTGCCGTCAGCATCCGCTTTAATTTCCCAGTTACCGATTGTGTGTACAAAAAAGTTTCCATCTGTGGTAATATTCATATTACCTTTTGCTTCAAAATTTATGTCTCTGTCAGCATAAAAATTAATGTCGTTTTCAGTTCTAAAACTAATGCTGTCTTTTGCATAAACATCAATTTTTCCGTTACCTGTCATTTCGATCCAGCTGTTGCCACTACCGTGAGAAATATAAATTAAATCTTCGGTATTGTGCATTACAATTTGATGCCCTTTGCGTGTTTTAATACGTATTAGATCATTAGCAGGTAAAGTTACATCACCATCTGTTTCACCAGAGTCAAAGTCAGCATATTCCATTTTATCTGCATCATCACCGCTTGCTGGTTTTTTACGCAACAAAGATGCATCGCCGTCGTCCATAACAAAGGAACTTCCGCCAAGTCTATTAAAGGGACGATTTACAGATCTTCCTGGTTTGCCATATGTTGCTTTTGGTCCGTTAAAATCTAATGGTCCTGGAGTACTCCAACCAAATACATGACTAGGTGCTTCTCGTCTACCGCTAGATGTATTTGTTCCTCTAATATGATCTGCAATTAATCCAGCATCTTCTAGACGTTTTTTCTCGTCAGGATTAACAGGTTTTAAAAATTTAGTCGGATCCCTGCTAGTTCCTTCTTCTGTTTTTTTGTTATATTCACCTACAGGCAATGCTTTGGTATTATCTTCTTTGTTGTAACTTGTAGACGAATAACCTGGGGTCATAAAGTTAACACCAACATCAGGAATACACCCTAACCAGTATGCTTTTGAAAAGTCACCTTCTGGCATAACAACAATAACTCTAGTTCCTACATCAGGAGGAACTGCCCAAAATCCGTAACTTTTTTGTGTGCTTTTATAATCGTCATTATTGCTTAGTCCGTGATTTGGTGTCGTGCCAAAAAATGGACTTGCATACTGACAGATAATATAGTCTGTCATATTACCGCTGCTAGTACGCTTTGTAATTTCAACTTCAATTGCACCCATAAAATTTGTGTCAAGATGGTTTACTACTACTCCTATGTATATGCCGGAGTTATGTTGTCGTCTACTTGGGGTTCTTTGTTCTGTTGACATTAGGTATCATTTCTCGCATTTGCTACAGGTTCAATATCATTTGCAGGTGTGCCTTCACCAACTGCTCTGCCGCCTTTGAGATCTAATAAAGCACTTGCAATACTTTCAAGAGTTAAATCTTGATTACGTTTTCTATTTAATTTTAATGTTTGTGTAAACACACCATCTTTGAAATTATTCTCAACAACAATTACTTGATACACGCCACTAAACATTGCTATAGGTAAAAATCCACCAAGCGGATATTTTACAAATCCATCTTCTTGATCGTAATCAATCGGAGTTCTAAAATTTAAAACTATATGTACTTCTCCGTTTATAGGATTCATACTACCATCAACCGTAATTGCACTGTTTAACGGATTAGATATGCCGACAAAATTTCCTATGCCTGCATCTGCTAAGAAATATGGATCTCCGTGAATAGTTAAATCAACTCCTATTAAATCATTATAACTGTGAATTAACATGTCGTTCAGCTGCCTGGCGACACTTACTAGAGTTCCTTCTCTTGCGCCACCACCGTTTGCTGGTCTGTCTGTAGCATTTATATTTCTTACCACAGTCTCGCCACTAGCATCTGCTACTGATGCAGAGGCGCCGCCTGGGCCAACTGTTGCTGGTTCTCTACCACCCTGAAACCATTCAGCAACACTTCCAAAGATACTGTCTTGTTGACGTTGACCTCTTGATCCTTGTACACCTGTATAAAAAGCCATATTAAACTGTAAGTCAAAATCAACAATGTCTGTATTTTGTCCTGTATAGATATAGCTATAAGATTTAATTGCTTTGGCTTGTCTAGTAAATGTTGCTAATACACTTGATTTTGGAGCAGCAATATTAGATATGTCTACTTCATACGGAACAACTCTATACACATATATTTTAGGAGATGCTCCTGTAGAATTTAGAAAACTATTACCATTGTAAACTTGGGTTTCTATTTTTAACCATTCTACTCTGCCAGTAAAATCAGGTTGTTTAGTTGCAAATTCTCTCCCATACTCGCTTAGTATTACAACTTCTTCTATTATGTCTTGTATTTTAGATCCCGCAGCAAACTGAAAAACCCTGTTTTCTGTATCATATGTTAAATTTCCTCTAACAAAATATCCTTCTTGTTCTTCCGATTCTACAAATCCTGCTTCTTGGAATGGAAAGTTTCCTTGTTCTGTTGCACTTTCTACAATTTTACTTGAACCAATTCTATTCCAGGATGCTGCATTATCAGCTGCTGTTTTTAACGTAGCACCTAGTGCAGATGACGGAATTGCAGAATTTGAGTTTTGTTGTGCTTCGGCAACCGCTGCTGCATCAAACTCTCCGCTAGTATCACCTGTTATGCTTTCGTATACTTGCTGTAAGGTATTTCCTACTTTAACTGTTGCTGCATTTACTGCTGAAGCAAATGTTCCGCCGATGCTATCTAATAGACCAGCTTGAGGAAATTGAATAACATATTGATCTGCTGCTGGAAGGTTGTTAGTTCTAGCTAATTCTTCTAAATTATGATTAACTTTTCTTGTTAAACTGTCTTCTCCAGACTGCAACACTTGTCCTACTGTATCTCCTTTGATTTGTAGATCTTGAGTAGTTGTTTGAGTAGCATCAGTACTTGCCATGTCGTTATAAGCAACAGCTTCTACCATGTACTCAGCACCTGATTCTGTAACTTTCATTGCTGCTTTAGCAATTCTAATTGGAAAATGACGTTGGCTAAACAATGGTGCTTTAACATTGCCATCGTCATCCCAACCTGTAAATGCTACACTTAGCAAAAACGGTGCTTCGATATAATTTGAGTGTCCAGCAACTAATGCTGCTGTTCTTAGATTGTGTAAAAACTGACCCATCGAATATGGTTCAATAACTTTAAAACTAACTGCCATTGCATTTGATAGTCTAGTACCTGGGTTTGGAGCACAATGATTTTTTATATGTACATCTTCTATAAAAAATTCTCTAGCACCATCTGTTTCATATATGGTAGGGATCTTTTGTCCGCCAGTTCCGCCACTTTTAATAACTTTTATTAAAGGCCCCATTGTTCTATAACTAAGAGGAAAATTTAATTCTAAATTAGTTAAACATCCTAAAGTAAAAATATAGTTGTAACTTGCGAATTGATCTAATTCATTTCTATAAGGCGGGAAACCTCTGCCAAGTAATGACAATGCACCACTAAGTGTAGGATTTTGCACTAGTTCTGTTACTTGTGCTGCTTTAGAGGCAACATCAACAACAGGTCTAATTGCTTCGCCAACAACTCCTGTAGCTACTGTATCAAGTACTCCGCCGCTACCTACAACAATGTTTCCTGCTGTAGATACTGTATTTGTTATATTTACTGCAAGCTGGCTGTCAGCATTCTGGTTCACCGGTGTTGTAATAGTTGATCCGTTATTCGGATTAGTTGCCATATTATATTCCTAGTTGTCGAGACAGATTTTCACCTTTTGGTAAGAATATTTTAACACCGGCTACTAAGTCGTATACCGGATCTTTTAATATATCCATGTTTCTTTGAGCAAAAACCCACCATAGCTTGTGTGTTCCGTATAAATCATATGCTAATAAGTCAGGTCTAAACGTATATTGTGTTTGCACTGTATATAAGATATCGTCTGCTTCTACTGGAATAGGTCTAATACGTAAAAGATCTAAAAACTGTCCTTGTACTACTACAGTTTGATTCCAAGGGCTTGTTGCTTCGTATTGCGCTGGCATTAGATAAATCCTTTTCCATCTACAACATATTGTCCATTAACAAATGCATCTAAGCTAAATTTTGTAATGTTCTTTCTGCTGTATGTAGGTTGTACAACAACTGATATAGAACTACGTGTTGGAACCCAAGTTCCGTTGTCACCAATACCAACTTGTATGTAATCAACATCATTTGGAAGTTCTACTGTAAACATTTGTACCACAACTGGTACATCTTTAAACACATAATCGCCGTATCCATTTAATTTTACAATAGGTGGAGGCGAACCTTGATTACTAGTAGCACCATAAGCCATTTTAGTTATCGATCTTAGGTAGTGTGTTGCTGCAACCCAATACTGTCCTTCTTTTTCGTTTTCAATAAAAAAGTCTCCGATAATAGTCATAGCATTCACTTGGCTGTTCTGATAAGCCGGAAACACATAATTACTATGTGTAGGATGCAATGCGTTATAGTTTGCACTGTGTTCCATAATAATTTGGGGAGTATATGGCCACATAAATCCATCAGTCTCAAGCAAAGGTGTTAACAATTTACTAGATTTATAAGTTTGCGGTACGGAAAGACGGACACGCCAGTCTAAGTTAACTTCTGAACCCCATCTAGCTTCGACAAATCCTGTTCCTGCAGATGGAGCAGCACCTGGTAAAAGACCAACTGATCTTAGCGCCTTGCCAAAGCCTGTATCTGAAATAGCGTTAGTTACTTTTTGACCTACGTTACTAGGTATGCCTGCAATTGATTCACCAATTGATAATGCACTACCTTGTAAGTTCTCTACGCTACTTTGAGGATTCTGTGTTGCCATAAAAATGTTCTCCTATAGTATTATTTAGTTGACTTTATTAACAGAGTATATTATAATGTATATATTATTAACCGGAGAATAGCCTTGAGGAAACAAAATTACCTAAACAACAAAGATATTTTAAAGGAAATACACAAGTCTAAGAGTAGATTTTGCAGTTTTGTAGATCCAGAGTATCATCAATTTGATATCATTTTACCAGATATTGAAAAAATTAACATTCGAACCATTGCTGAAGCAAAAAGAAATAAAGCAAAAAGACTTAGTACGGAAGAATACGATAGACGTAAATCAGCCGGCGAAAAAGTTAAACAAGCTGACTGCGAACACGATTATAAAAAAATTACAAAAGAAGAACTAATTTTTAGGATTATGACATTTGATCATATTCCTGAAGAGCCTGGACGTAAAAAGAATCCTAAAACAATAGCAGATACAAAGGTAAAACTAAACTTTCCTCCATTCCAGCATTACAAATTCAACGACGACGGTGAATTAGTATGTGTAGGCAAAAGTCATTGGGTTGGCGGCATGGAAAACGGACACTTTAGTCAAAAACATGCAAAAGCAACAGACAAACTTGCACTTATGTGGATGAAGTTATGCGACAGGTATGCAACACGTGGTAATGTACGTGGATACACTTACAATGACGAAATGCGTGGACAAGCAATACTACAACTAGCACAAATTGGATTACAGTTTGATGAAAGTAAATCAGCAAACCCATTTGCTTACTACACAGCGGCAGTTACAAACTCATTTGTACGTGTTATCAACTTGGAAAAACGCAATCAAAACATACGTGACGACATTTTAGAAATGAATGACATGAATCCTTCCTACACAAGACAACATCAAGGTGAATGGGAAGCAGCTATGAAGCGAGAAAAAGAGGCAAAAAAAGATTGACCTTACCCAGTATTTCATGTATACTGTAGTTAATAAGTACGGAGAAAATACGTTTTGTTTAAAAAGGCAGCAGTCTTTACAGATATCCACTTTGGATTAAAAGGCAACAGTAAAGTACACAACGACGATTGTGAAGAATTTATCGATTGGTTTATTGACCAAGCAAAAGAAAACGGGTGCGAAACCGGTATATTCTGCGGTGATTGGCATCATAATCGTAATTCATTAAATCTAACAACTATGGACGCAACTATACGCAGCCTAGAAAAACTAGGTAAAGCATTTGACAATTTCTATATGTTTGTTGGCAATCATGACTTATATTACAAAGACAAACGTGATGTAAGTTCAACTATTTTTGGGAAGCATATTGACGGTATTACGTTTGTAGACGAAATCTACGAAGAAGAAGATGTTGCACTTGTACCTTGGTTAGTAGGCGAAGAGTGGAAGAAAATAGAAGGCATCAAAGCCAAATATATGTTTGGACATTTTGAACTTCCAAGTTTTTACATGAATGCTATGGTACAAATGCCTGACCATGGAGACTTACGTCCGCAACACTTTAAAAATCAAGACTATGTGTTTAGCGGACATTTCCACAAACGTCAAGTACAAGGAAAAATACACTATATCGGCAATACGTTTCCTCACAATTATGCTGATGCTGGCGATGACGAACGCGGTATGATGATACTTGATCGCGAAAACGGCAAAGAGCCAGAGTACATCAACTGGTGGAATTGTCCTAAATATCGAACAATTAAACTTAGTGAACTAATTGATAATGCTGACAAAGTAATTAAACCTAAAATGTATCTTCGTGTAACATTAGATCTTCCTATATCGTATGAGGAAGCGCAGTTTATCAAGGAAACATTCATTAATCAATACAACTGTAGAGAAATTACACTTATTCCTCAAAAACAAATTGAAGAACTTACTAGTGATATTGATATTGAACACTTTGAAAGCGTAGATCAAATTGTAACAAAAGAAATTGCTGCTATTGAAAGCGACAATTTTAATAAGAAAATGCTATTGGACATCTATAGAGAACTATGATACGTATTAAAGATTTAACAGTTAAAAACTTTATGAGTGTTGGTAACCAAACGCAGGCTGTTGATTTCAACAAAGAGCAACTAACACTCGTGCTTGGTGAAAATCTCGATCAAGGAGGTGACGATTCTGGCTCACGAAACGGTACTGGTAAAACTACGATAATCAATGCATTATCTTACGCTATGTACGGCCAAGCACTGACCAACATCAAGAGGAATAATCTTATTAACAAGACTAATTCCAAAGGTATGTTGGTCACCCTACACTTTGAGAAAGACGGTCAAGACTATAGGATTGAGCGAGGACGCTCTCCTAATGTTTTAAAGTTTTATATCAATGATCAAGAACAAGAGCTAGTTGACGAAAGTCAGGGCGATAGTCGCAAGACACAAGAATTTATTAACGATTTGCTAGGTATGAGTCACGATATGTTCAAACATATTGTTGCACTAAACACATACAGTGAACCGTTTCTAAGCATGCGACAAAACGATCAACGTGCTATTATTGAGCAGTTGCTCGGTA